GTCAGCACCAGAAAAGAATGTAAACTTTCCAGGTGCAGATATACAATTTAATCTTACATCAGAAGATCTAATTGCATTGCAGAAAGCATCTGCTGTGTATAGTCTTCCTGATATGTCCTTCCAATCTAAGGATGGTAAGGTTCAGTTGGTTCTATCTGACAAAGAGAATGATACTAGCAACACTTATAAGCAGAGTATATCTGGAGAGTGTACTGGTGATTATTCTTTGGATGTTAAGATTGAGAACATTAGATTGTTACCAGGTGATTATAGTGTTAAGGTATCTAAGGGATTGATTTCTGAATGGAATAATACCACATTAGATCTTACATATTATATTGCACTTGAACCAAACTAATGCGATTACATAAGCTTTTTGCTGTTCCTGTATTTACATTTAAATTTAATAGTCATGACAGTTATGACTTTCCTGATGTAGAAAGGAAGGATAGAAAACCAGAAGGATGGATTACTTCTGTAAATTCTACCTTCCCAAGAATTCCAGATGATGATCCTCTTGTTCCTATAGATCTAAGAAATCATCTTATGAATGATCTGGGGCAACAGATTGCACATGAATTTATTGAATTAGGTATACCAGACAAGTTTTATTTTTCTGATTTCTGGTATAACATTTACCACGACACGCAAGGTCAAGAACCACATTCACATCTTAATGGTTCTTTATCAAAGAATCCTTATTGGTGTGGGATCTATTATAATAAAGGCACGACACCAACGACTTTTATTCGTCCTGATATTAATAATAGAATACATAAGTTTCCTCATAAGAACAGTGACTTTAATGAACTGTTTGCTGATACTATGAAACCCCAACTCCAAGATGGTGATGTGATACTTTTTCCACCGTACCTTTCGCATTGCGTAGAACCATCTACTAGTGATACAATGCGTATGACCTTTTCATTTAACATGGTTTTAGATAATGAGTAAAGAATTTCTATGGGTTGAGAAGTACCGTCCTTCTACAGTAGAGGATTGTATTCTACCAGAGAGTATTAAAAATGTTTTTAAAGGATTTGTAGAACAGAAAGAATTACCAAATCTTTTGTTGTCTGGATCTGCTGGTGTAGGCAAGACAACTATTGCTAAAGCTTTATGTGATGAGATAGGTGCATCTTACATCATGATCAATGGATCTGATGAGGGTAGATTTTTAGATACTGTTAGGAACAGAATCAGACAGTTTGCTTCAACGGTCTCACTGACCTCTGGAGCGTCCCACAAGGTCGTCATTATAGATGAAGCAGATAACACAACCAACGATGTTCAACTCTCACTCAGAAGTGCTGTGGAGGAGTTTCACGGTAATTGTAGGTTCATATTTACTTGTAACTTTATCAATAAGATTATTGAACCCCTGCATTCACGGTGTACAGTGGTTGATTTTCGTGTAAAGAATGGACAGAGTGTAACATTACAAGGTCAGTTCTTTGAACGACTCAGAAGTATATTAAAAAAAGAAGATGTTCAATTTGAAGATAAAGTTCTGGCTAAACTTATTACTAGGTATTATCCTGACTGGCGTAGGCTTATCAATGAGTGTCAACGCTATTCTGCTAATGGAGCCATTGATGCAGCTATTCTCGTGGATGTTGCTGACGTTAATCTTGATTCTCTTCTTTCGGCATTGGTAAAGAAAGACTTTAAGACTGTCAAAGGATGGGTTGTTCAACACACAGACAATGATCCTAGCATGGTCATGAGGAAAGTTTATGATAGTTTGTATGATGTATTGAAACCTGCTTCTATTCCAGAGGCAGTTCTTATCATAGCAAAGTATATGAGAGACATTACTATTGTTCCTGATCAAGAGATTAACATGCTCGCATGTCTCACAGAGATTATGATGAGTTGTGAATTTAGATGAAATATTATCTTGATAAAACTGAAATCAATAATGATGCTTTCATTTTTTTAAGGGAACATCAGGTAAGCGACGTTTATTATATTGTTATATCAAAGCAACCACATTGGAGAAAGCCCTATATCAAATCGTTAAGAACATCTGATAAAGAAGTTGCTGTTAAGAATGCTACGAAAGAATATAATTCTGTAATGGAACAGCAACGTGTTGTTCAAGCAACTCTCTTTAATGATGAAGATATACAGCGAGCAACTACTCAGGCTGGTATAGGAAAACTTGGAGAAGATAGGTTTGCTGGTTTAATGATGGTTAAAGGATATGAGGTTTATAAACCAGATATTGATTTGTGGGGAAGAGATTTGGTTCTGTTTAAGGATGATATATGGATGCCAACTCAAGTTAAGACAGCAATAAAGAGTAATAATCAGTGGTCATTCACAACAAAACATACTGGTAATCATAAAATAAAGTATAAAGAAGTATGTACTCATATGGCATTAATACATATTTTGGAAAATCATATTTGGTTTATTCCTACTGATAAAATACCAGATGTTGATAGTATGGCACATAATAAACTCAAAAAATATTTGGATGGTTACGAGGTTAAATTATGATGGGTTGTGAATTTAGATAAAGTATGCTATAATATTCGAGTTACGCCATAAGCACCGTACTTATTAGTACCATCTTCTTTAGGGTTGATGAATAGCAAGTGGATTATATAATAGAATAACATGGAAACTAAAGATTTCACTGGAAATATTTCAGTGAATAGCAACTATCCGTTGCAAGAATTTTTGAACTTACCAGAAGTTCCTTGTCAGAGAAATACAGAGGCAAGATTAAGTAAGGCAAGAAAGTATTTAAGAAATGTAAGACCAGAACATTGTGTTGTTCATTTGGTTAGACTTACAAAAGATTGTGAGGTTGCTGGAAAATTATATCCTAAAGGTATGAAGTTCAGGAATGATGGCAACACTCGTGCATTAAATTGGTCAGAAGAAGGATCAGATTATCTTCCAGAGAAATTAGTAGCAATCATATATGATTATAATAATTTAGATGAGATTAAAGCAGCATATGATTGCTTTGATTCTGCTGAAGCTACTGAAAAGAATCAGCAAAAGGTATATGGTATTCTTACAGGATTTTATGATTATGTTCCAAAGTCAGAGAAGTTAATACAAGGACAAATTCTTTCTGGAATGAATAAAGCATGTCATTTTGTTAAAAAGACTGTATGGAATCAAACTAATATTAAGACTCAAGAACAATTACGAGACGAACTTTCTTTTTGGATTCATAACAAGTGTCTACCAGCACTTGATGATATGATGAATAAAAAAGAAGCATGGTGTCAACCATTTATTGCTGCTGCTCTTTTGAGTTTACGTTATTATGGATATAACAATCAGAAACTTATTCAAGCATGGAAACATATTGAGCAAGGAAAAGGTAACACTATGAATTCAGATTGGGATGGTGTTACCCATATTACTGAAGAGTGGAAGACTGGAAAGTTCTTTAAGGATCCTAGTATTTGTAGAGATACTCGTTGGGATAATATGGATCGTACTGTTTCATATATCTTATACTGGATTGATAAGTATATGAAAGATGAAAAAGGAACCAAAGTTGGTAAAGGATGGGAAGATGTTGCTAAGGAATACTGTGAAAGGCCATCATTTAATTCAGTATTAGATAGGGTATTGATAGCATGATCTACCATACAGAAGAAGAATTAATTAAAGCTTCAGGACCAGAACAATGGAGACACTTCATTATCAATACTGGTTCTGAATATAAATTACATGATTGGTATTCAATATCATCTCATGGTAGAGTTGCCAGTCATCTCAGGAGAGGGCCTAAAAAATTAGGTTCGCGAGGATTTGAAAGGATAATAGATCATAATCATAAAAGAATTATGCATACTGTAGATAACTCTTGTGTTTTAGGACACAAGAGGATTTCTTATGTCTTCCCAAATGATTTTTTTGATTATGATTATGCTTCTTGTGGAGATTCTAAAGACACAGTACTTGTTAAGTTTTATACTCATCAGTTATTGATGTGGGCTTTCAATCCTATCTCTGGAGATCCTCCTCCTTTAATTGCAGATGTGTGGGATGATATTCCAGAGAAAGCACAGATTTATATTGATTCATTGCTAATGATTAATCATAAGAATCATAATCCAGGACATAATTATCTACCTAACTTAGAACGTTGTAGACAGAAAGAAAATTCTAGAGCTGCTAAAGATTATTATGGTGGTAATGTTGTTAATAAAAGTAAGATGAAAACTTCAAAGGGACAAGATATTATTGTTCAACCTGAAGAACCGAAATCATCTTTACAATTATTTTATGCTTGACAGAATCCAAAATTGATGGTAACCTGATATATACCAGAAGAGTGGTATGGAGATCAGAAATGACCGAACTAAAAAGACCAAATCCTTATTATGCCAAAGACACTAAAGTCACTGAAGACACCACTCAGATATCCAGGGGGCAAGAGCAGAGCAGTAGTAAAACTATTGCAGTACCTCCCAGACCTTTCCCAGGTAAGAGAGTTTAGAGAACCCTTTCTTGGTGGTGGGTCTGTCTCACTAGAAATTACAAAGAGGTATCCTCACATAGAGATATGGGTCAATGACCTGTATGAACCTCTTTATAATTTTTGGTGTGAACTCAGAGATAATGGGCAGGATCTTGAAGATGCTATTTGGTCTTTGAAGAACCAATATCCTGACAGAGATACTGCCAGGAAACTTTTTAATGATTCAAAGGAGGAAATAAATGACAGGGAAAAATCGAACTTTGCTCGTGCCGTCGCTTTTTATATCGTTAACAAGTGTTCCTTTAGTGGTCTTACTGAGTCTTCTTCCTTCTCGCCACAAGCATCCGAGTCCAACTTCTCCTTCAATGGAATTGAAAGACTTAGCGAATACTCCAAGCTTATTGAAGGATGGACAATAACAAATCTTTCTTATGAAAGAATGTTATCAGATGAAAAGAATGTATTTACATATCTAGATCCACCATATGATATCAAAGATAATCTTTATGGTAAGAAGGGTGATATGCATAAGAGATTTGATCATGATGAATTTGCTAACTGGTGTGATGGATATACTTCTCCTATGTTAATCTCATACAATAGTTCTCAACTTGTAAGGGATCGTTTCAAGGAGTGGACAGTTGGAGAATTTGCACACACTTACACCATGAGATCTGTAGGATGCTATAATACAGATCAAGCATCAAGGAAGGAATTAGTCCTATTAAATTATGAAGTGTGAAGTTAAACTCTATGTGTCTGGTACAGTCTTTACAGAGACAGTACAGGCACGTAACTATGCAGAGGCAAGACAAGTTGCTCTAGCTAGAAATCCTAATGCACGAGTAGTAAGTGTTAATGCAGTTTTTACATGAATAAAGTATGGAGGATTTGGAAGTATGCCTTGGGAAGTTTCGAGGATACTAAGACTGCAAGATATGATAA